TGAACTGTGCTACCTGATTGTTTATTTTAACCTGATATCCACCAGCACAGGCTTCGATGTTTCCTACCTTGCGATTATTTTCTTGCAAGATCCAAAATTGTTTGTCAATCACGGGTTTGGCTATAAGCATTGGAGTTTCCTTTGATTTAAATTAGTCAACCTGTGTGTGTTTGACACAGGTGTCGGCGAGTACGTGCATTTTTCCATAGAGATCAGTTATTTGGTGAAAATCGATCAATTCAGATTTGATCCAGTCTGGTAAATTGTCAATGTCTTGTTTGGTCACTGGAGGCAGTCGAGGCCAGTTGTCCCCTGCAAAATCTTTCCAATGTACTTGCAATCTATATGCCCAGGTGGTTCGAAATTGCACTCCCGGCATGCTCTGGCCACGATAAGGCATTTGCAGATAATCTGCATGATCAAATTCAAGCAGTTGATTGTAATAGTCTATCACATCATCTTCAACCACAGGCAAATCAAAGCCCGGGGTTGGTGATTGCATGTAAAAATAATTGGGCAATTTGTGCAGATTTTTTGACGACTGCATGTTTACAAATTGCGCCAGGTGTGTGAATTCTTTGTCCGTGGAAAAAAATTCCATCCAATGGTCATAGTATTCTGGACGAGTCAACCAGGCCGAGCTGTCACCAACGACTAGCATGACCAGTTGTCCAGTAGAAATCATGTGTTGCGTGGCATCACTGACCGTGGGCCATTTGTTGTTGCCATAATCGTCTTGACAAATCAACCCGTTGATGCTGAGATTTTTGGTACAATATTCTAAATCATTCAAGGCAATTTTGTAGTCTTTGCTGCCGTCGAGATGACAGTAACACAAGTTGTCAAGTCCAAGATTGTTAAGTTGCAGACTGCTGACAGCATGTGTTTGGGTCACAGATTCTGGAAAAAGATTTTTGTTGGTGTAATCCATCAATCTTGACCGATCCATGTCAACCACCGTAAATGGTCGTTGATGTAGCGATGATAGATCTAGCATGGGGTAGGTACTGCCGCCCACGCCAATTTCAAACAAACTGCCATGACTTTTGGCCATGGCCATGTGTCCAATATAGTAAAACAACAAGGTATCGCTGAAACTTTTGAGTGCAGGAATTATAGTATTGGACTTGACCAGGTCTAAAAATTTTGCACGATGCAAGACAAAGTCTAGCATAAAACTCCTTGATATGTTTCATTCATCCAACGCCCAAAACTTTCAGCTGACTCGCTGCATTTGTTGAGTTCATATTTGCCACAGAACTGCATGAATCTCACTCCCACTTGTCCCACATCCTTGTGGCTGATCTGTTCACGTATGGCAGCGTCTACCACGGCCTTGATGTCCTCAGGTTGTGCTGTCAAATCAATCAAGGTCCTGTTGCGTTCGTAGTCATCCAGCACACGATGTTCCACACCATCAGGATCAGTCCAGCGTTGCAACATCAGGTTGTTCCAGGCATAGCCTTGTTTTGCACGGTCCTCAAATGCTTCCTGTAGGCCAACCTTGTTTTTAGTGCCCTTTGTGCGGACCCCTGGAAATGCCGAGAACACATTGTCCGACGAGTCTCCACGCATGCACTTTTCGAACAGTAACCACGCTGGATTAGGTATCTGCTTAGGCTCTTTAGACTTCTTATCGATGACTGCTTTTCCTTTGGCATCGAATATTCCTTCCGTGGTAATTAGTTCGTCGGTGATTCCGTTGTATTGCTTGACATTGGCGGCTACTAGCTGAACAAAGTCAGTGTCACTACTGATAACAACATGTTCATCTTGGGGATGTAGTGCGATCCAGCGAGCTATGATATCGTCGCCTTCTGCGGTTGGACACCTAATAACGCTACAGTTGGTCCTCTCACTCAAGTATTTAGTCAAAGCGTCATAAGTTTCCCAGAACATTTTGTCTTCGTCCGCTTCGGCTTCTGTCAGCGCCGCACGAGCCACAGCACGGTTGTTTTTGTAGGGCTTGTACATGTCCTTGCGCCAGCTACGACCTTCTAGAGCAAACACCACGTGATCTGCTTCAAATCGGCGGGCCACTTTGTTGGCAGCCATGAGCGTGACATGCAGGGCAAAGCCCAGTTTTTCCCAGGTATCTGCCGCACGAAACGCACCGTGTCTGGCACGAAAGAACATGTTTGCTGTGTCAATCAGCACATACTTCATAGAACCGCCTTAGATGAATTTGTTGTCAATAATGTATTGTAACATAAAACGGTGAAAATAGCTATGGCCATCGCGTCCAAAATGCCAAGAATTGGGTGCGACTGTATCTATATCCTGAGCTCGAATTATGGCATTATAGGTTGATTCGGACTCATAAGGTCCAATATAACTTGTCCCCCAATCTTTACGATCGACAATACTGCCGAAATCGTTGTTGCCGTTGAAGAAAATGTGTTGGATATTTTTTTCTTTGAGTTCACAATGGAACTGCCAAATTTCATCATGTGCCTGTTGTGTTTTAGCTGGCCAATCAGTTTCAACCACATAATTTTTATACTGTTCTTGTAATTCAGCAGGTACTTGGTCAATACCACTGGCACCTACTTGATAATAGATGCCGTTGTATAACCATTCTTCGCGTTCCCAGGTGCTCCATTGTATGATCATCAATATTTCATCGTGAGCACGTTGCTGATCGAGCCAGTCTCGAGAAGTTCGTAAAATGCGAGCATTTGAACTACCACTTTCGGCACCACAATGGAATCCAGCTTTGAGAGTTAGACTCAACAGCTTGCCCCAACTTACAGCAATATTTTCTGGATGTGGAATACGTCCTAGATAAAACAGCGCAGGATCATCTTCGGCAAAGGCACAAGGATTTACCGCCTCTGCGGCTGCGGCATGGCTGTCACCATTAACATATAATATCATCGCACTTGGATATAGTCGTGTGGATGAATGTGTACTTCTAGATCGGGCTCGGCTGGCTCATTTTTTAGCAGGCGTTGGCTTTCGGCCCAGGCCACACGTTTGCGCAGACTGCTTGAACTAAACGAGTGATCTCTACCGTTGAACACTATTTCAATGCCACGTTGGTAGCACTCTTGTCTGCCGGTATAGTCCTTGTCTTCGTACTCTACTCCTAAAATACGAACATCCACAGGCAGGATTAGTAGCAGGTCTACAAGGTCTTGTTCGGTCTGATATACCACAACCTCATCCACATAACGACATGCGGCCAACTGTATTTGTCGTTCCACAATGCTCTGCACGGGTCGATTCTTGGTATCGGGTCGGTCTATGGTAGGATCTGTTTGTAGTCCACAAATCAAATAATCACAATGATTTTTGGATTCACTGAGCATGGCGATGTGTCCAGCGTGCAACATATCAAAAGTACTAAATGTAATACCAATTTTTTTGCCATCGGCGTGTAATTGTTTGATGTGGTTGAATATCACGACACTTCGCTCCTGCCGTCGCCAAGATCACGACTTTTGACCACACGGTCGCGTTCTGGATTCATGGCTTCGTATTGTTCGTAGGTCTCAAGTACAATATTCCTGCAAACCGATGTAAACCAACGATCTACTATGTCTGCGTCGGTGTCCTTGGCATCCATTTGATAACCTGCTCTGATCAAGTTGGCCACAAACTTGTCGTTCCAGTCCAGCTCAAAACTACCCTGTTGCATGTTTTCTGGGTCCACTTCCATGCTGAGTATGGCCACATAGGGTTCTCCACGTTCAGTGGCCAGTTCTTTTTCACTCTTTTTTTTGGCCTTGGGTGCTTCGGCCTTGGTCTCTGCTGGCTTTTTCTTTTCAAAACGTTTTTTTAAATTATCAAAAAATTTCATTCGTTACTCCTTTAATTGCCACATCAAATGTTCTTGGCGATCATGCCATTTGCATTCTACTACAGGGGTGCCAGGTCCATCGTGCCAGACTACACGCCCACGATAAGCCTGGGTGCCAGGCCATAATCTACGCCCGGTGATCTCACAACGTTGTGGCCATATGATCCGACGCAAAGTCCACTCTGCATTTATATAAAATGGTCCATTGAGTCGGCCCAAGCGTTCTGGTATAGGACTCATGATTGTCTAGTGTTTCCATAATGTATCACAGTGATGCCAGGCATATTTTTGGGAACACTGCGCCAAGGATCTACTATGACACTGCCTGGTTGTATTTCACAATAGGGTTTGGTTGCTTCTTGCGTACCGGTATAATCATAGGTTATCTGGCGATTGTGTGCCCATAAGAATACTGCTGGACCATCTATGGTATCCAGGCAACGATCTCGATCATCGGCCATGGGATCCACATATACCACTGGTAATCCGTGTTCACGTATGTAATATCCAATCAAGGTGCTGTAACTACCAATACAATAAGGCACGTCTGGTTTATAAGCCTTGCCATGTATTACTATGGGCAAACTGTATCGGTTGCATTGGTCTATTAAGAACCTTGCTAAATTACGAGCCTGCCGTTCTCGGGCCAACATGATGGTATCAAACATGTCATAGCCAATGTCATATTCCTCGGCTAACCAACGCAAGGCAATATTATCTCGTGGATGGCAAGCACCTGCGTCTCCCATGCCTGCAGTCATGTATTTGGGTCCCATGATACGCTGGGTACTGCGTGCCAAGGCGTTGGTCACAACGTCAACATTGATATTGCCTATTCTCATGGCAAAATCCTGTATCATGTTGGCTAGGCCAACCTTGGCACTGATAAACGTGTTGTAGAATATTTTGATAGCTTCACACTCGTCCCAGGTACCAATCTCATATCTAGGATTGTTTTGCATCATGGGTCGATACAGATCAATTAGTTCTTGTGCCAAGGCATTGGGATTACCATCGTTGGTGCCGATCATGATCATTTCTGGATTGACCATGTCCCATTTTACACTACCCATGGCAATCAAATACGGATTATATAAAAATTCATGTCTACTGTCTAGACTGGTTACAAAATATTTTCTTGTGGTACCTGGTAACACTGTGCTGATTAACACAACTTTTTTGCTTGTCACAGCATAGTGATTGATTTTGGTAATAGCATCCAACACCTCATTGTGTCTAAAATCTTGAGGCGCCATGTGACTACTAGGAATAGATCCATCATACCCTTCGGCATGAGGGGTAGGGACCGCAATAAATATCCATTCTGATTCTTGGACAACTTCTTGTATATCACAAACTTTTATTGACTCACTGATTCTTGGTGCCGGATCATATCCACGCACTTCGTAGTGTTCTGCAAATACTTCTGCACAGTCCAGGCCCAGTTTGCCTAGTCCAACGAATCCAACTTTTATTTTCCCCATCCATTACCCCATAAGTCTACATGTAATCTAGGACTGTAGTTCCAGCCCTGCGCACAGCAGATATCTGCTATGCGTTTTTTATTTTTATCATACGGTTCAACAACTCCACCTTGCGGCATCAAATAAATCTGACCCGTAAATCCTGCTCTACGGTACTCATCGGTGGCACGTATGGCTTCATCAATGTGCTCATCAGTTTCGACCACGAACTTTAAATATGTGTGTCCAATGTCCGCATAGCTCATGACAATGTCAGGACGTATAGCATCTTCCCATGATTCTCCACTGGCACTTAGCTTGGCACTGACTCTGAATGTGAGTGCTGACGGACCTTTTTTGCCCAATCTTGGATTCAAGGTCCAGTCCAACAAGAAGTGGCGGAAATCCTCATGTAGTTCTTGGGTGCCATTGGTTTCAAATGTGATGTTTTTCAAATCTGTCATTCTGGGATGGCTCAACAACTCGCTATAGGCACGTTGCCAACCCAACAAGGGTTCGCCACCAGTGATCACAAGATGCACGTCATTGCCGTTGTTCTGCATCCACATGTTGTTGGGAGTCAAGCTCAACATGCGTTCTACTAGATCTTCTGTGGTCTGTGTAGGACTTAGATGTTTATAAGCTGGATGCCATGACGCATAACTGTCGCACCCTGTGGAGACCAAGGGCAAGCTGTTGAAGTCTTTGTAAAGTTCTATGTTCTTGGCCACTTCATCGGCACCAGTTGATTTTTCACCTGGTTTGCAACCAAATCCTGCACAGGTAAAGTTACAACCATAGGTTCTCAAAAACACACTGGGCACACCCACAAAGCGTCCTTCACCTTGTAGACTATAGAATACTTCGGATACTTTTATTTTATTCATCTGTG